AATTAATTAATGATCCAGAAAAAGCTGCGATCTATGCACAAATAATGGGGATGGCAAATGGAAATCAAAACAATACAGCCGCTACTGGAGGACAAGGTCAAATGGGACAGACTGGCCCTATACCTGCAGGAGCTTCGCCAACAGATCCAACAGGAGCTGGAGGTGGCAACATCGGAACAGGCAATGTATCGATGCCAGGGGAAGCTGGCTTTAGTGCGGCAAATACTCAACCTAAAAGAGGCGAACAAACGCAATAAAGAATAATGGTATTACAGCTAGTTAAAAATACAGCAACAGGTTTATATGAATATAAAGATGCAATGGAAACAACTGCACCTAAAGTTAATACCACTGATTTTGAAGCATATGAAAAAAAACAAGAAACAACATTAGCAGGTGATACTAATATCGGAGCACAAACAGAACAACTTATTAGAGAAACACCTGGTCAATATACCACAACATTTAATGAACAAACAGGTCAATTTGAAACTAAAACAAAAGGTGGTGAAATAACTAATATACCTTTTCAAGCACCAACTGGTGTAACACCATCAGGACCTACAGAAACAGCTTTAGATAAAGTTTCAAGAATTACAGCAGCTACACAACCATCATCAAGTCCAATAGATTTTCGTGGTGAAATAGCAGCAATGCAAGATAAAGCATTAAAAGCAGAAAGAATAAATACATTAATTAGAGGTGGTTTTGATTTAGGTAGAACATTTTTACAGGGTAGTAAACCTTTAAATATACAGCAAACAACAACACCATTATTAAATGTAGCAGCTACACCAATTGGACAAAGCACCCTAGGTGGAGTTGGAACAGCAGGTGCTATTGGATATGGTGCAGGTAAATTTATAGGTGCAAAAGAAAGTGAAGCAAGAGGTATGGGAGCAGGAGCTGCAATAGGCACAGCAGTTGGTGGACCGATAGGTGGAGTTATTGGTGGAGTTATTGGAGGTGTAGTAGGATGCTTTTTACCTAATACAGAAATTACAATGGCTGATGGATCTAAGAAAAAAATTATAGATATAGAATTAAAAGATAATATTAAAGTTGGTGGAAATGTTTTTGCTACGGCAAAATTTTTAATAACTAACTTGTATGATTACAAAGGAGTTAAAGTTTCAGGTAGTCATATGGTTAATGAAAATAATAAATGGATTAGAGTAGAAGATAGTAACATTGCAAAATCATTAGGTAATGATGAGCATGTTGTATATACGTTAGGCACACATAATAGAAGAATAGTTATAAATGATATATTATTTACTGACTACTTTGAAATAGATGAAAAAGAAGAATTAGTAAAACAAGGTGATAGTTACTTTGATACTTGGAAGTTACATTCAGATTATTTATCTCAGCAAAATGTATATAAAATAAATGAAAAGCAGACTTTGGAACTTAGATAAAGATTATAATCATTTAGTTAAATGGTGGGCACAATACGATTTTGGTACTGTCCCTAAACAATGTTTACCTCCTGAAGGTATTATAGTAGAAAATAATAATACACCAATATGTGCTGGAGGTTTATATAGATGTGTAAATTCAAATTTTGGTGTCATGGAATGGATTGTTGCTGATAAATTTGCACCATTAAAAATAACACATAAAGCATTAAATTTATGTATACAAGAACTTTTATTATTAGCTAAACAATATAAAATAGAATTAGTATATTCAATGACTGCTAATAAATCGTTACATAAAAGATATACAAAATATCACAATATGAAATTAGTTGAAGAACATGTTAAAACTTTTTTAAGTGATTTAAGTGGTAAATATAATAATTTAGAATGGATTACAAGTGAGGAAATATTAAATGGCAATAGATAATATGCAAGGTAAAGTATCTACAACAGGAATGATGAATCAAAAACCATCAGTTCCAAAGGCAGCTAACTTAACTAGTTTAGGTAAGCAAGAGCCTACACCTGTACCAGAAAAACCTATGCCACCAGCATCAGCTGGAACAACAAATCCTTTAAAAGAACAATTTCCCGAAGCAAGCAAAACAGAATTAATGTTTGCTGAAAGGGCAAAAAATTTAACCGATGAGGATCAAGCAGCATTACAAGCTGTTTTATCCCCATCTGTTAAAAATGCATTAGGAAAAATTATACCTGAATTTAAACCAGTGATGGATCAATTTGGAAGTAATGAACCTAATGTAGTCTTACCTGTATCTATCGTATCTAATTACGCAAAAAGAAGATATGGTGGAAATGACAATGAAGCACTTGCTGCTTTTATTGAAGATGTATCAGGTCAGATGGAAACACAACAAACAACAAATGTGCCACCTAGTCAACCTACAGAAACTGAAGGTTTAATGACTAGCCCACAAAATATGGAAACAGTTTAGAGCTACCCTTATCCATAAGGCACTCAACCCAAGAGGTAAAAATAATGGAAGAAGAAAAAAAAGTTTCTGAAGAAACTAAAGTTAAAATGCCAGCGGCAAATCCATACCAAAAGAATCGTGAACATGATCCTGAGGTAGAAGCATTTGCTAAAGGTGAATTAGCTAAGTATCAAAGGGAACAGAAAGAGAAAGAGGCAACCGCAGCAACCGAACAGAAGGACACCGATGCATCTGAAGAGACTGCAGAAAAATCAGAAACAAAGGCTACTCCTATCGCTGAACGCCCTGCTAAAGCTGAAGATCGTGTTTTTAAGAAACGTTATGACGATTTGAAAAAACACTATGATTCTACACTTAATAAACACAAGGATGAAGTTCGATCTTTGCGTTCTCAATTAGAATCAAGTACTAAACAATTTGTGCCACCTAAATCAAAAGATGAGTTAGAGGCATGGAGAAAAGAGTACCCTGATGTTTATGATATGGTTGAAACCATAGCCATGGATAAAGCTACTACTCAGACTGCAGATCTTGAAGATAAATATAAAAATCTTCAACTCCAGCAAGAACAAATTGCAAAAGAAAAAGCAGAAGTAGAACTTTTAAAATTGCATCCTGACTTTACTGAAATTAGATCGCAAGATTCATTTCATGAATGGGCTGCAAAACAAGATCCTACTATTCAAGGTTGGTTGTATGAAAATACATCTAACGCACAGTTAGCTGCTAGAGCTATTGATCTATATAAAATGGACAGTGGTCAAAGTAAACTAACTAAAAAAGAAGAGAAGGATGTTAAAAAAGAAGCTGCTAAAGCAATTTCTAAAACTAAGAAAAGTACTGAGTCCGATATTCCTAAAAAGAAAGTTTGGACAACTAGTGAGATTTCTAAATTGAAAGCTCATGAATTTGAGAAGCTAGAGAAAGAAATAGACCTTGCTCGTTTAGAAGGTAGGATTGAACAACGTTAACAATCTAACTAAACAACAATAGGAGGGTACAACCATGGCTTTTGGAAGTGCTGGTGGATACGGAAACTTACCTTCAGGTAATTTCACTCCACAAATTTTTAGTCAGAAAGTTCAAAAATTCTTCAGAAGAGCATCAGTGGTAGAGGATATAACTAACACTGATTACGCTGGAGAAATTGAAAATTTTGGCGACACAGTAAAAATAATAAAAGAACCTACTATTACCGTTCAAGATTATGCGAGAGGTACAGCTGTATCTACACAAGATTTAGCTGACGATCAATTAACTTTGGTAGTAGATCAAGGTTCATACTTTGCTTTTAAAGTAGATGATATTGAAGAAAGACAATCTCATGTAAACTTTGAAGCTCTTGCAACCTCTTCAGGTGCATATTCACTTAAGAAGTCTTACGACTACAATGTATTAAAGTTCATCTTTGACAATGCGTCAACAGATTCTAACACAGGAACTGATGGCTCACCAGCAACTGGTGGTTCAGATGGTGACACTTTAGCTAAAATTGTATCACAAGCTAAGACTGTTCTTGATAAGAATGACGTACCAGAAGAAAACAGATGGTTAGTTGCTCCACCAAAATTCTATGAAAATCTTAGAATTGCAAGTGGTAAGCTAATGGACCAATCAGTAATGAATGATGGATCTACATCACAAATCAGAAATGGTTTAGTGACTGACAGACCTTTATTTGGTTTTAATATGTACACAACTAACGCTATCGTAAATGGTGGTGCTAGTGATGCTACAAACCATGTATTTGGAACTTCATCTGGTTCAACTGAACATATTTTCTTATACGGACATATGTCAGCTATAGCAACTGCTAATCATATCGCAAAAACTGAATTAATCAGAGACCCTGATTCATTCGCAGACATCGTTAGAGGCTTACACGTCTTTGGAAGAAAAATCCTTAGAGACGAAGGTGTAAGATCTGGCGTTGTAACATTATAATCGAAGGGAGGATATAGACAATGGCTAATTATAATAGTTCTAATGCAAACAGAAGGTTAAAAGCATCTTCTGATAAAGTTAGAGTAATGTCAGAAGTTATAGACTTTACTTCTACTACAACTGCAAATAGTGGCGACACTTTTGACGTAATCGGCATCCCAGCAAACACTTTAGTAATGTCAGCTGGTGTTGATGTGTTAGTTGCAGATACTGCTGGAAACAGTGGTACAATTGCTATCGGAGACAGTGGAGATCCAGATCAATACGTCAACGAAATAGCACCAACTGCAACAGGTCAAAAAGACCTTTTAGTTGCACCTGAAGCATATTCAGCTGGTGATGACATCAGATTGACTATTGCAACTGGAGCAATAAATGGTAAAGTTAGAGTTTGGGCAACTATGATGTCATTAGATAAAGATGGCACAGATGTTGACGGAGACTCAATGAACGTAACATTTGCGTAATAAATATATATATCTTGGGGGAAGCAATTCCCCCTTGATAATTTAGGAGAAACATGGCTACAACTTATCTTACATTAACTAACAGCGTGCTAAGAGAATTAAATGAAACAGAGCTAACCTCTGGTACATTTAGTTCTAGTCGTGGAATACAAACAGCTGTAAAAGATTTTATTAATAAAGGCATACATGATATTTATAATGAAACAGGTGAGATACCTTTATTGTATGCAAGAACAACACAAGATTTAATTATAGGTGATAATGAATATAATTTTCCTGCTGATTTTAGAAAAGCAGATATGGATTCATTTTCAATGGGACCAAAAGAATTAGTAACTAATGGAGAGTTTGCTTCTGATATAAGTAGTTGGACAACAGGAGATGGTTCACCATCACATACAACAAGTGGTAATGGTAGATTAAATTTAAATGATGCAGCTGCATATCAAGCTATTAATACTACAGTAACTAAACAATATAGATTACAATTAAGAGTTTTAAGTCCAAATAGTTCATCAAGTGGATTAATTGTTAGAGTAGGAACATCACCAGGTGGAACACAAAATTTAAATACAACTGCAGTAGTTACAGATTTTAGAGCTGGTAAAATAATAAATAAAACATTTACAGCTACAGCACAAACATCATATATTTATGTAGAATCAGATGGTGTTCAATTAGATGTTGACTATGTAAGAATATCAAGAAGTGATATATCAACTAGAAAATTAACTTTTCTTTCATATGATAATTATTTACAAAGTTATAAACCCACTGATGACACTAATAATAGCAGTAGTTATTCTGCACCATTAAGAGTTTATATTTTACCAAACTATACAGCATTTGGAGTAAGTCCAAGACCAAGTTTAAATGAATATACTGTAAGTTATAATTATTATACTACGCATACAGATTTATCTGCTCATGGAGATAATATGAGTTTACCTGATAGATTTAGAACTTTAATAGTAGATAGAGCTAAATATTATACATACATGTTAAGATCAGACCCACAACATGCACAATTAGCTGATAGAGATTATCAAAGAAAACTTAGATTATTAAAAGTAGATTACGCTACTAAAAATGATTATATGAGAAGTGACACAATTGCAGAAAGTATTGCAACAAATATAGGAGCTAGAGCAAACTAATGGCTATTAGAGATGAAAGTAAAAAAGTTCAAGATAATATGGATTATAAATCTGAAAAAGAAAAAATGCAAGAGGAAAATAGAATTGAAAAAACAGATGTTTTTAATCTTAAAGATTTTCAAGCATATAAAGATGCAATAAAAAATAATAAAAATTTAAAAGATGTATTTCCACCTAATTATCCTGTAAGACAATTAG